GCTTGATATCAGCGCGGACGCGGACGAAGCGCCGGTGACGGCTCCGTGGAAGGAGTGACAATATGGGTTTCTTTTCTACACTGAAAGCCGCGACGGCCACTCCGGCCAAGACGAGCACGAAGGCGACGAGCTGGATTACAAACATCGGGAATACGGTGAAAAACGCCGTATCGACGGCAGCAAAGGTCATTAAAGGCGTGGCTTCCACGATTGCTTCCGCCGCTGAAGCGGCAAAGAAGAAGGCGGCGGCGGAAAAATCCTCCAAGGGCGGCGGCAGCAGCTCCGGCGGCGGCAGCAGCTCCGGCGGCGGCAGCGGAAGCGGATCCGGCTCCGGGAGCGGAAGCGGCGGAGGAAGCACGCCGAACCCGGGCGACCTTATCAGTTGGGGACGCAGCCGGTTTTACGTAACGCCGACGTTTGTACGGAGCTTTACGGGGCTGACAATTACGGCGAGCTGCGACACGGAGGACGAGGAAAACGGCGGCAACAAATACATCAAGAAAAAGAACGACGGCAGCTACGAACTGAAGCTGACGGCGATCCTGGACAAGCGCCTGGGGGAAACGGACGTGCGAGCCGAAGCCATGCGGCTTGCGGAGGACGCAAGAACCGGGGCGAAGGACTATGTATACAACTGCGGCGACAAGCTGTTTACCCCGCAGATGATGGGTACCGGGGCCACGATCAAGGACATTGTGACGACGCCGAAGGGCGAATGGATCAGCTGCCATGTGGAAATGACGCTGAAACAATGCAGCAAGGGCGACGGAACAACCAGCGGGAGCGGAAGCGGCAGCGGCGGCGGAAGCGGGAAATACTACAAGGTGCAGATTTCCGGCATGAGCGAGCTGAAGGTATGGGCCACCAGCGTCCAGGGAGCCGTGACAAAAGCCTGCGGGGCGAAGTATACCGGATATGTGACGGTGGACGGGACGAGCCATTACGTGCATAACGGGAAGATTGACGACGCATGGGCCAAGGAAGACCAGAAGAAAGATACGGTCAAGGGCGCGAAGGACGACGCGAAGAAGACCACGGACGACGCAAAGAAAGCGAGCGATTACCTTTCACAGAAATTCGACAGTCTGAAACCCAAGACGACCACGAAACAAATTGCACCGGCCACGAAACCGGTTATGCTACTGAAGTAAAGGGGGCGGCGGAGAATGGCCATGTATGAAGTGACCAGCGAACAGGTGCCGCTGGACTTTGAGTGCACGACGGCGAACGATATTGTGGGCCGGACGATCCGCAACGCGAAAAACCTTATCATGCTCCGCATGGGGGAAATCCCCTACGACCGGCAGCGGGGACTTAACCCCGCTATTTTTGATCTGCCATACGACGAAGCGGAAGCGCTTATCGTGCAGGAGCTTGACCGGGTGATGCTCTGGGAGCCGGACGCGGAGGTTGTGAACGGCTGGCTGGAGATTGTGGACGGGGAAACCATCGTGCATTGCGTGATTGAAATCACGTTCAACACGGAAGCATAACAGGGAGGTGAAATGGCCATGGAGGACAACGGGATCCACTATCTGACATACGACGCGGACGCGCTGTGGAGCGCCATGATTGACGCCTACCTGGACGTGGGCGGCGACGTGCTGTATCCCGGGGACGAAAAGGAAATGCTGCTGCGGGGTGTGCAGAACATCATCATGCAGGCTTTCGCCGGGATTGACAACGCGCTCCGCATGGATACGCTGCGGTACGCCGTGGGCGAATACCTGGACATTTACGGCGAGAAGCGGAACTGCTACCGGATTGTGGCCACGGCGGCAACAACCACCATTCGGCTGACCTTCGCGGCGACGGGCGAAGCCGGAACCATTCCGGCGGGAACGCCGCTGACGGCGGACGGCAGCATTATCTTTGAGCTGGAAGAAGACGTGAACTACACCGGATACGCCGGAACGATGGACGTCGGGATCGTCTGCACGGAAGCCGGGGCCAAGGGCAACGGCCTGCTGACGGGGGCGGAAATGCAATTCCTTGTGCCGCAGGACAATGTGCTGAACGTGACGGTGCTCTCTGACGCGGTGGGCGGACAGAACGAAGAGGACGACGACACCTACCGGGCGCGGATCCAGCGGTACGGACTGGCGGCGGCCACCACCGGCACCAGCGAAATGTATGAGCGGATTGCCAAGGAAACCAGCAGCGAGATTATTGACGCCCGGGCGCTGAACGAAGGCGACCTGGATGTCTATATCTATCTGATTCTGGCCAGCGGGGCAAACCCGACGGCGATTATCAACGCGGTTACAACGGCACTGAGTCCAAAGGACGCCAGGCCGCTTTCCGACAGCATCCATGTAGCCGTTTCGACGGCGAAGACCTACACGCTGAACGTGAACTACAGCGGCGCGGACACGACCGACCTTGCGACGGCGGTTGCGGCGGCGGCGAAGAAATACCAGGCGTGGCAGGATGAAGTGATCGGCCAGGCGTTCAACCCGGATATGCTGAAAGCGTATCTGTACCAGGCTGGATGCTCGACGGTGACATTCGGAGCCGGGAGCGAGTTTGACGGCGGGACGGTGGAATACACCGAGATTGACCCGGAAGAGTGCTGCAAGGGCACGATTACGTTAACGGCGGTGAGCGCATGATTCAGACATTCGATATCAACCGGCTGTTTCCGCGATTCATTCTCAAGGACGTTAACGGGCTGGCCATGGCAAAGGCGATTGAAGCCGGGCTGAACTACTTCCTGCAGCAAGCCAAGGAAGGGCTGAACACGCTGCAGAACGTGGACGAAATGCCGGAATGGCGGCTGGACGAGCTGGCCTGGGAATACAACTGCCTTTACGACTACGACGCGGACGTGGACGTGAAACGCGGATGGATCCGGGACGCGGTGAAAAACTACCAGCTCCACGGCACGGCGGAAGGCGTGCGGCAGTATCTGAAGACCTACTTCGGAGAAAGCAGCGTGGACGAGTTCTGGGAGTTCGGCGGGGATCCGGGCGAGTTTAACGTAACGGTTACGGGCCTGCGGAGCGACGAAAACGAAGCGTGGATCCGTAAAGCCGTGGAGAAGGCAAAGAACGTGCGGAGCGTGCTGAACAACATCGTGTTCAACGGCGGCGAAAGCGCGTGCGAAATCGAAACGGCGGCGTTTGACGTGGGTATCGCGGTGGTTATTGACAGCGTGATGTATGACTGATTCCCCGCGTGACAATACGCGTATTACGCGGGCGTGATTACGCGCCCGTTATTCTCTCCTTCAGAAAAGCATATATTGGAGGTACTTTTTATGGGCTGGATTGGAGTTGTTACCAACGCCGGAAACGCCTTGCTGGCGGCGTGGGCCGGGGGCAGTGAAACGCTGTATATCACCAAAGCCACGGTTGGCAGCGGATATGTGCCGGACGCAAATATGCGGACGCAGACGGCGCTACAGAGCCAGAAGGATACGGCGGCCATCGTGGACAACAAGCCGGTTGGCACCACGGGGCGGAGGATCCGGGTTCGGGTCGGCCCGCACGCAAGCACGGCCTACACCGCGCACGAAATCGGTATCTGGGCAAAGCTGGGGGCGAACGGCACGGAAACGCTGCTGCAACTGCACCAGGACAAGGATACCGGTATCGACGTTCCGCTGGCAAGCGCTTCGCCGGAGTTCCTGTTTGACCTTAACGCCGTGCTGACGGTGAGCAACAACGGGAGCTTGGTTGTGAACATTGATACGCTGGTATACGTGAGCAACTACGACTTTGAAGCGGCCCAGCACAAGGACTGGCTGATGGAGGAAGGGCTGCCGAACTGCGAAGCGACGCCGACGCTGGACGGGAACGGAGATATTACCGGCATGACGCACGTTGACGTGGACACCAGCGAAACCATGCGGACGGACGTTTATACCCGGAACGCTTCGTCCATTGTGGAGGTGCGGACGCTGGCGAGCGGCGAAGTGCTGACGATTACCACGGATCTGACGACAAAGAAAACCACATACATTTTCAGTTAAGGAGGACAAGGGAAAATGGGTTTTAACATTACGGAGCTTACCGGAAGTAACGTTGCGGCGATCATCGCCGCATTGCAGGCGCTTTGCCCGGATCTGGTGACAACGAGCCAGAAGGGCCTGCTGGCCCCGGACGCAGAAGCCATCCAGGCGGGCTTTATCAAGCTGGCGACGGCGAGCAACAAGGGCCTTATGAGCAAGCAG